AAAACTACGGAATTCATCCGTCATATCGACTTCTTCGCCGATATCAGCTAATTCTTTTGCCTTGTCTTTCAGTTCCTGCTCTGCTTTTTCAATAGCATCGGCTACTTTAGGATTGCGACGAATGTAGACTTGCTTGGCGTAATCCGCTCCACTGGCAAATGGCGGATCTATATACACTAAATCTGCTTCTATGCCATGTTCTTTCATATAGGCACAAGTAGATAAGCACTCTCCACGAATAACCATGTTCTCGCTTTCGGCACTACCTACTTGTTCTATTCTCTCTAGCTCGTAATATGGCATCCCTCGTCTTATGTGGTTAAAAACCTCAGTATCCCCACTATACCTGAGGGTTCTTCTGAAGTTATTTAAAAGGGCTTGACCTTCAACCGGCTCTGGAAAGTAAGGTACATATTTCTTAGGCATCTTTATTCCTCCACAAAAAATGTTTTTATCGTTGTTATAGCTTGTGCTAAGCGTTCTTCTTCAGTCAGGGTATCTTCTAAATAAAGGTAATTAAAACGCCTATACTCATAGCGTTCATTGTTTTCATTGCAAAAGATATCTTCCATGAAAGCTCTTTTCTGTTGAAAAGTTGGATCATGTGCATAAATGGCACCTTTTGTCTCGATAATAAGAGCCTTATAGATAGACTTTCCTTCTTGATCACGTTCTATAATCAAAAAATCCGGAGTATAGGAGCCAATATATTGATATCCTCCATTTTCCTTGTAACAGCGGATTTTGAACTCGGTCAAATTATCGTCACCGTTGTAGTAGATTTCCAATTGCTGATCCCTAAAATCTTTAAGGGATAGCACTTCATCTAAGAAGATTTTTTCAAAATTAGAGTCCATGCGATAAGGAAGATAATGATAGGTATAGTCCACGTAATCTTGTACGGTATACTCAGCCTCCAGCTCTCTCGCCCTATCGATTTCGCCGATTCCTTTTAAAGACTCGACTACTTTCTCTACTTCAGGAGTCAGGACGAGTTCCCCGGTATCATGCAAAATAATATGCTCGCACTCTTCCTGTGTTGGAGTAAACTTTTCCGGGTAGGCAGTTTCAACTTCGGGGGTAAAACGAACAATGTCAAGTAAGCAAGCACTTCCTTCAATAAATTCCTCTTTTTTCTCTAAAGAACGTTTAGGCACAAAACTTTTCCTTATCGCTCCCAGAAATTCAGAATAGTCGTAAGCAGAAGAAAGATAGCGAATATCCTCATCTACAAAAGTAATCTGCTCATACAAATTTCTAATTAGCGGTTTATGTGGCACTAGGCAATCAGAAGGAATACTTACAAAGCTACTTTTTGAAATGTCATTTAAAAAATCGAGATAGGATAGAGTCTGCCGCCCTCTCTCTTTTTCTAACACATCAACATCTGAACGCTGTCCCTTAAAATCTTGTGTCCAGGTTAGAACATCATCTCGTTTTGCTTTCTCACTAGCAGAAGTAAGTGAATCACTTACGTTCAGTGGCTCTGTGCTAATCGAAGCACGGTACTCGACTAAAAGCTGATAATAGTCAAGTTCAGGCACTTTTAAGCGCTCCATGCGATTATATCTTTTCAAGGTCTTAAAGTTGGAAAGACCCGCTTTTTGAAACTCTTCAAGGTTCGTCTTATGCTGCTTCTCTAACTGCTCGTTTAAGGTCTCTGCATTGCCATCATTTAAGACAATTAGTGCCGTTTCCTCTTTGTTTTTTTCCACTTGACGCAAACAACGGCATGAAGTTTGCAGGACCATGTTTTTTGGCGAGTCACCTGTTTGGGACAAAATAACTCCCGTTAAAGATCGACAATCCCATCCCTCTTTTCCAATTTGAACAAGGAGAATAATTCGAATTTTGGAAAAAGGCTGATCTAACGCAGCAAATTTAACCTCATTTTCTGCTGGCAAGCTATATTCCTTATTACTACGATAATATTTCAAAATACTAGTAGAAGGGTTAAGACCATACTCGACAGCAATTCGCTCCACTAAAGGATATACTTTTTCCTCTAAGGTTTTAATTTGTCCACAGTAAATTGCAATCTTCGCTGTTGTCCCATCCTCGTACACCGTATCGGAATACCGTTCAAGAAATTCCCGCAGCCCATCTTCTATGATATTTAGGCGATTGCGATCTGTAGATACTTGCACTTTTGGTATCTTTAAAAAATTACCGATACCTTTCGTCAACGGATAGTAATAAACAACGTTTGTTATTTCCTGCATAGCAACTTTCAGGTCATCGTTAACTGAAAATTGTTCCCTTTTGGAAAGATAAGGTGTTCCTGTAAAGCTGATCACCGAGTGAAAGTTTTTTCCCCTAGACCATTGATTGATAACACCCCTCAGTTTAATGTCATCCGTTGCGGCATGATGAACTTCGTCCACAAAAACACTGAGATTGGGAATTTTACCTAGCAAATTCCTTAGTTCATTTGCCTGCCTATATTTTTCATCTTCGCTATCTTCGAAAAAATTAAGTTGCCCTGATTCTACCGTAATACGATCAAGTATAACTTTTTCTGCATTTGTAACTGCGACCAGACCAAAAAGCTCTTCAAAAGGCTGATGCAGGGCAATTTTTTGTACATTTGGATTACGTACACGATTCGATCGCTTAGCGCTGCTTTGTTCATCCAAAACTTCAAATTTAAGTAGTTTTTTAAGTTCTGAAGCTGCAGGTTCAGGAATAACCCAACTAGGATCAAATTCCTGAATGGTACGTAAACTTGGAACAACGGAAGATTTTAAACCTGAAGGTGCCAAGATAACAAAATTATGAGCAAAAGCCTTGTTTTTAGGTTCATTAAGAGCAAAATATAAATCTAAATAGATGAAAGCTGCCATCAAATATGTTTTTCCGGCACCCATAGGAAGCGAGAAAAGGTAATCGGTGTAATCAGTATTATAGAAATACTCTTTCCAAAATTTTGAGGCATCAATTGTTTCAGGTTTTTCTTGTATGGTCTTTATAGTTTTTTCAGACACAACCTCGCCATCCGTCTCTAGACTGGCAAATTCATACATCATCAATAGTGCTGGATCAGCCATTAGTTTCTTCTTTACACTTTCCGCAAGAGGAAGCTCAGAAACATCTAAAGAAGAAAAAACATCAGTAGAGAAGAGCTCAGTTAGTGGCTTAGCTTGATGTTCAATTTTTAAGAATAAATAAGTCTTAATAGCCTCAATTTGTGCATCACGTAGGAAGCCACGCTTAAGCATATAGGAAAGAAGATCCTTAATTTGACATCTATCGGAATCAAGCCATGCATCTCCCTTTTTTTGAATAATTTGATTTATCATTACGCTAACTCACCTTCACTTATGCTATTTCTCATCAGGGTCACATCGCTCGTCAGATCCCCCTGAACGAATCCACTCATCAACTTCTGATAATTTAAATTTCCAAAGTCGTCCTAACTTATATGCAGGCATATCTCGTTTCTCTATCCATTGCAGGATGCTGTCACGACCAACGCCAAGATGTTCTTGAATTTCCTTCATACTTGACCATTTTTCGATTTTTTTGTCGTTCACTTTCTTACCTCCGGTAGTTAAGCGTTTATTACATCAATGACGACGTTTAATGCGTTTTTTTCACCAGGAAAACAATCTTGATCATTTAAATCCATCATTTTCCACACACTCATAGCCTTGTTTTCTTTTCCGCGTGAATCATATTCAACACTCAATTTAATTATTTCTGTAGGGTTAACATCCGGAATGGGGATTGTTTTTTTAGAAGGACGTATTGAAACATCGTCTCCATCTATACATTTTAAATATCTTCCGGTCCAAACATTAGAACCCATATTATGTATCACCCAGGTATGGGTGATTTTTTTATAAAAAGTCACTTGATAATTCTGCTGTGCAGGAGGATTTTCAACCCAGATAGCATCATTGCTGTAGAGCGATCGGATATATCGTGAGTTTTTCTCCTTTGGATTGTTCAGATAAGCCTGATAAGAAGCAACGATGATTTCTTGTTTATCCTCGTTTTCATGAATAATAATTTGTAATTGGTCGGCAAGGGCAGCCACCCATGCATTTAGATCTATGGTTTCGCTTTTTGGAATTCCAATCCTATCCATAGTTTCCTTAGCACGTTTCTCATCGAAAAACTGCAACAAAAATTGTTCTACCTCGTTATGTTGTATTGGGTTTGGAATCTGCTGAGAAATATCGAGACTAAGTTTTTTCCCATCATTGAAAAGTTTTTGATAGTAACCATCTGAGTAATGCAATTTAGCACCAGTGCTTTCAAATAGTTTTTTTGCAAAAACCCTTTGATTTGGGACGGATGTAGAGCGCCTATATGTGAGTTTACAAAAATCACTAAATTCCAAAATGACACCCCTTTTCCTTCCAATTGCAGTACCAAGGAAGAGTCCCACCAGTACCACATATTTTCGCTCAGCACTTATAGCTAGTACCATTCACAACTTCGTAATCTATATACAAGGAACGAAACAAACTCCTTCGTAGGGATTGATGTCGAAGTCACAGTAATTATACCACGTTAACCGACACTAATCCATAAAAAAAAGACATGTTTCTTTCTTAAACACTATATTCCGAAATGGCGGAAAGGAGGTGAAGACGATGGCAAAGCGTAATGCGAAGCAGACATCCAGAAGAGTCGCTCGTAAAGCATCCCGCATCTTGCGAGATGGCCGCTATGGCAAAGATTCTAAATCTGTGGCCGGCAGTGCCTTATCCCAGACGAAGCCAAAGCGCAAGTAGTTTTAACCGGCAATGCGGAGACAGCCCTTAATTGGACAGCCTGCATTGCCAAATTCCTAATCCATTTAACAAATATCTAAAGCCGATCTGTGCACGGAAAGGCAGAGGATACAGAAAACGTCAAAACACTGCAATTAGCAGTAATGGCGATTTCAGTACCTTGCTTTTCTGTGCCCATTTTCGGCTCTAAAGGTCTCGTGTACTGAAGCGCACGGGACCTTTTCTTATTCCTTTGCCCTTTCCCCAGACGGCGGAAAGGACAAAAGATGAAAAATTTTGAAAACCAGAGTCAATCAACGAAACAACGCTACTTCCCGGTAAGAAGGCCGGACGATCCCCACAGTGTGGACCTCATTCCTATTACTGAAGAGCAGTACCAAAAAGTGAACAGAATCATCAACCGTAAACGGAAACAGGAACAACGATCCAGTCGCTGTTTCTCGCCAAGAGAACTTTTATGGAAGTGCTCCGCTGACTGCGATGTCTGCCCATACCACAAAAACAACGAATTTCTCTCATTGGATAACATCTTCAAAACCGAGGACGACTTCCCAAGCTCCCTTCTTGAAATCCTTGCTGACGAGACTGATATCGCTGACGAGTTTGAGCAAAAAGAGCTCAAGGAAGCCATCCATCTTGCACTGCAGGATTTATCTCCCCGTGACCAAAAGATAGCTGAGTTATTTATGAAAGGTTTAAGCGAAAGAGCCATCGCTGCTGAAGTCGGCTGTTCCCAAAAGACTGTGAACCTTAGAAAATCGGCCATTTTCAAAATTCTGCTGAAGAAACTGGAGGGCTGGTTCTAGTCCCTTAAAAAGATTTTTCAAATTCGATTACTCAAAACGGCTCCTCCTGTCCAAGGGGAAGGTGAAGGGAGAAAACAATACGAGCCCTTCGGATAGGAGGAAAGCCAATGAGACGAATACGGAACCCGAACGACAAGCAGCTGGTCGGCTTATTAGTCGCCATCAGCATCATGTCAAAGAGATTAGCGCAAGAACTCGCAAATAAGAGAAGGGAGGCCAACTATGGACAATATGCAAGTTTATAAGCACGAACAGTTCGGAGAGATCCGAACACTGACAAAAAATGGCGAGATCTGGTTTGTCGCAGCAGATGTCTGCAATGTACTGGATTTAACAAATCCAACGATGGCAGTAGCCAGACTCGATGAAGACGAACGGTCTAAGTTCAACTTAGGTCGTCAAGGAATGACAAACTGTGTCAACGAGTACGGGTTATATAACCTCATCCTCGCTAGCCGCAAAAAGGAAGCAAAAGTCTTCAAACGCTGGATTACTCATGAAGTGCTGCCGGACATTCGTCGTCACGGAGCCTACATGACACCTGCCAAATTGGAAGAAGTGCTCCTTAATCCGGACACCATTATTCAGCTGGCAACAGAACTGAAAAGAGCACAGGAAGAACGAGATGCTCTTTCCATCCGAAATTCAGAACTCACTGTGCAAAACACCGTCATGCAGCCTAAAGCGGATTATTTTGATGAGTTGGTCGACCGAAACCTGCTCTCCAACTTCCGCAATACGGCAAAAGCCCTCGGTGTGAAGCAAAAAGAATTCATCAACTATCTCTTAGACCACGGATATATCTACAGGGATGCAAAGGGCACGCTCTTTCCCTATGCCGAGAAAAACGACGGCCTCTTTGAAATCAAGGAGTGCTACAACGAGAAAACCGGTTGGAAAGGCTATCAGACGCTGATTACGCCAAAGGGCCGTGAGACCTTTCGCCTCCTGCTTGAAGGAGGTCTGTCATGAGCAGAATTAAGTTATTAAAAGATGTCGTGGACGATATCAGGGCTTTATCGGAAAGTCTCGGTACGCTGGCGGATGCTTTGGAAACAAGCGAACCGAAAGTTCCTAAACAGGAAGAAACAAAGCCTGCACTTACGCTTTCCGATGTGCGTGCCGTACTGGCAAAGAAATCACAGGCAGGTTTTACAAAAGAGATCAAAGTGCTCATCCATAAGTACGGAGCGGAAAAACTCTCGGCTGTAGACCCCAAACATTACGAAGCCTTGTTAAAAGAAGTGGAGGAACTAGAAGAATGACAGCACATGCCATTTTATCCGCTTCCTCCTCTAACAGGTGGCTTCATTGCCCGCCATCGGCAAGGCTGAACGAAAAAGTGCCGGATGAAAGCTCCGCCTACGCTTTGGAAGGTTCGGAAGCCCATGCCCTGTGCGAGTACAAGCTGAAGACCGCCTTGGGGAAAAAAGCAAAAGACCCGACCGCATGCCTTGCCATGTACTCAAAGGAAATGGAAGATGCCGCAAGCTGCTATATCGACCACATCCTGGAGTGCCTTGAGGGCATCAAAAAAACGACAGCCGACCCGATTGTCCTTATCGAGCAGAGACTTGATTTCTCCGACATCGTACCGGAGGGCTTCGGCACAGCGGACTGCGTCATCCTGGCCGATGAAACACTTTATCTATGGGACTTCAAATACGGCACGGGTGTGCTGGTGGAAGCTGAGCGAAATCCGCAGCTTATGCTCTACGGCCTTGCGGCAAGCCTTCTATTTGACGGCATCTACGATTTTGATGAGGTCAAAATGACTATCTTTCAGCCAAGGCGAGACAACATCTCAAGCTTCACTTTGCCCAAAGAGGAACTCTACCGCTGGGCGGAAGAAACCGTAAAGCCCATCGCCGCTCTCGCTTTTGAGGGCAAGGGCGACTTCTCTGCCGGAAGCTGGTGCCAGTTCTGCAAGGTGAAAGCAACCTGCGCAGAACGAGCAAGAGTCAATCTCGAACTTGCCAAGTATGAATTCTCCCGTCCGCCGCTTCTGACCGATGAGGAAATTGAATCCATCTTAGAGAAACTGGACGAACTTGCCGCATGGGCAAAGGACATCAAGGACTACGCCTTAAATGCCGCCATATCCGGCAAGAAGTGGGCGGGCTTCAAACTCGTCGAAGGCAGGTCAAACCGCAAATACACCGATGAGACAAAGGTCGCCGAGACTGTCAAACAAGCGGGCTTTGACCCTTATGAAAAGAAAATCTTAGGCATTACCGCCATGACACAGCTCCTCGGCAGGAAACAGTTCAACGCGCTCTTGGGAGATCTCGTGATCAAGCCTGAAGGCAAACCGACGCTTGTACCGGAAAGCGATAAAAGACCGGAAATGACAAACATATTTGATGATTTTAAGGAGGAAAATATCCATGACTAAGAATCCGATGAAAGTAATTACAGGAAAAGACACACGCTGGAGCTATGCCAATGTATGGGAGCCGAAAAGCATCAACGGCGGCGTGCCCAAGTATTCGGTGTCCCTCATTATCCCTAAGAGCGACACAAAGACAATTGAAGCAATCAAGAAAGCAATTCAAGCCGCCTACAAGGAAGGTGAAGCCAAGCTGAAAGGCAACAGCCGGTCTGTTCCGCCGCTTGAAGCAATCAAGACACCGCTTCGTGACGGCGACCTTGAGCGTCCGGATGATGAAGCCTATAAGAACAGCTACTTTGTCAACGCCAACTCAACCACTCCGCCGGGCATTGTTGATGCCAGTGTACAACCCATCCTCACCCGCTCGGAAGTCTATAGCGGAGTCTACGGCAGAGCGTCGATTAACTTCTACGCTTTCAATTCCAACGGCAATCGCGGCATTGCCTGCGGGCTGAACAACCTGCAGAAGATTCGTGACGGAGAACCACTCGGCAGCCGTGCTACAGCAGAGTCCGACTTTGCCGATTTTGCCGAAGATGATGATTTTTTGAGCTAGGAGGTGACGTTATATGATGGACCTGTTTTGGACCTATTTTCATCATATTTTCGCAGCGGTGTGTGCATTTCTCTGCACACTGGGACTGATCTCCCTGCCCGCATCCATCGTCATTAAGATTTCTGAGTGTTTGGAGAAACGCAAGAAGAAAGTCGAAAAGGCGGAAGAATAACCGGAACGGGCGGCAGAGCAATCTGTCGCCCAAGCTTTATTGGAGGAAATAAATGAAAACACTGACCCTTGACATTGAAACCTATTCCTCCGCCGATTTAAGAAAGACCGGTGTCTACCGCTATGTGGAGGAGCCGGACTTTGACATTCTGCTCCTCTCATACTCCATTGACGGCGGAGAGATAAAAACAATCGACCTTGCACAAGGTGAAGCCATGCCGGAAGAACTGATTAAAACTTTTCTCTCGGACGATGTCATCAAGTGGGCTTTCAATGCCCAGTTTGAACGCATCTGCATCTCGGAGTGGCTGCAGCGAAACGGATACGCTATAGAAAAGCCCGTTCCGTTCGGCCATGAAAGAGAATTCTTGCGCTACCTAGACCCGGAGTCCTGGCGATGCGATATGGTCTGGTCTGCCTATCTGGGACTTCCCTTGTCGCTGGAGCAGGCCGGCCTGGTCTTAGGCCTTAATAAACAAAAACTAAGGGAAGGAAAAGACCTCATCCGCTTTTTCTCTGTTCCCTGCAAACCGACAAAAGCCAACGGCGGCAGGATTAGAAACCTACCAAGCCATGATCCGGAAAAGTGGGAACTGTATAAATCCTACAACAAGCGAGATGTGGAAACGGAGCTTCTCATCCATGATAAGCTCTCCCGCTTCCCTATGCTGGAGACGGAATGGGAGCTGTATCACAGAGACCAGCAAATCAACGACCTCGGGATTTTAATCGACGGAGAACTTGCTCAAAATGCCATCCGGATGAATGAAGCCGTGCGTGAGGAAGGCATGGACAAATTAAAAGCAATCACCGGACTTGAAAATCCCAATTCCGTCCTGCAGCTGAAAGAGTGGCTGGCATCAAAAGGCATTGTGACGGAGACCCTTGATAAAAAAGCTGTGAAAGAACTTTTGAAAACTGCTTCAGGCGATGTCAAAGAGGTTCTCGAAACCAGGCAGGAGCTTGCCAAATCAAGCGTCAAGAAATATGAAGCGATGAGAGACTGTGTCTGCAAAGACGGCCGTGCCAGAGGTCTCCTGCAATTCTACGGAGCCAATCGCACCGGCCGCTTTTCCGGCCGTCTGATTCAGGTGCAAAACCTACCGAGAAATAAGATGGAGGATTTGGAGCTGGCACGAAGCCTTGTCAAAAAAGATGACCTTGAAACCCTGGAGTTGCTCTTTGACTCCATTCCGCAAGTATTATCGGAGCTTATCCGCACAGCCTTTATTCCGAAAGAGGGACGCACCTTCCTTGTCGCCGACTATTCTGCAATTGAAGCGAGAGTTCTCGCCTGGCTGGCCGATGAAAGATGGCGTATAGAGCTTTTCTCGAAAGGCGGAGATATCTACTGCCAGTCCGCTTCCGAGATGTTCGGTGTACCTGTTGAAAAGCACGGCATCAACGCCCATCTCAGGCAGAAAGGGAAAATCGCAGAACTTGCCTGCGGCTACGGCGGCTCGGTCGGAGCTTTGAAGGCGATGGGAGCCATCGAGATGGGGCTTTCTGAAGATGAGCTGCCGGGCTTAGTGGACGCTTGGCGTGCAACAAACCCCCGTATCGTTATGCTCTGGCAGGAAGTCGACCGAGCGAGCCTGGCAGCTGTTAGGGAGCGGACAGAAAGAAAAGTTAAAAACATCTGTTTCCGCTGTCAAGCCGGCATCCTCATCATCACCCTTCCATCCGGACGGGAGCTTTTCTACATGAAACCCCGCATCGAAGAAAACCGCTTCGGAGGAAGTTCCATCACCTATGAAGGCGTCGGAACGGGAAAACGCTGGGAGCGAATCGAGACTTACGGTGCAAAGCTTGTCGAGAACATCGTGCAGGCCATCTCCCGCGACATCCTATGCGGTGCCCTCATGACTTTCAAGCATTCCGACATCGTCATGCATGTCCATGATGAGATCGTGATTGAAGCCGACCCCCGTATTTCTGTGGAAGCCGTCTGTGAACAGATGAGCCGAACCCCGGAGTGGGCTTCCGGCTTAAAACTTGATGCCGATGGCTTTACCTGCCGCTTCTATAAGAAAGACTAATTACTCAAAATCACCGGTTCTGTCCAAGGGGAAAGTGAAGGGAGTCCCTCCCTATCACAAAGAAACCGGAGGACGGATTATGTTTATACCAAGCTGACGCTTCAAGATAACGGCGAGCTGATTACCTATCTCACCGACGACAACATCTACGGGAATTGCCCGGTCTGCGGAAAAGAAATCCCCATCGACTTGGCCGAAGTCTTGAGCGAAGAAGACAGCACACTCTGCAACACGGATGTCTATTGCGAAGACTGTGCTAAGAAATGGCTAAAAAAGAAATACGAGAACGGAGGTCTAAGATGAATGACCTCCAAAGAAAAGCCATCAAGAAACTAAGGGATAAAGGTGCAGGCTACAAGGCGATAGCCCAGAAACTCGATCTTTCCGTCAACACCGTGAAGTCCTATTGCAGACGAAACGGTCTGACGGGAAATCGATCCGGCACAGCCGCACTTGAAGAAATCTTATTCTGCAAAGAATGCGGAAAGAAGCTCACGCAAACCGACGGAGCAAAGAAGAAAACCTTCTGTTCGGATGTGTGCAGGCTTTCCTGGTGGAAGGATCACCCGGAGGAAATCAAGAGAAAAGCGAACTACGAGCTGACCTGCAACCACTGCCAAAAGACCTTTATTTCCTACGGCAACAAAAAGAGAAAATACTGCTCCCATGAATGCTACATCGCCCATCGCTTTGGAGGTGGTGCTTCATGACCGCAGAGCAATTTGAAAGAGAAGCAAAATATCAGGAAGCCTTATTGCTGGTAGAAAACCTGTTTGAAAACGGGCTTCTTACAGCCGAAGAAAGCCGCAATCTCGCACAATATTTTGAAGAAGAATATCAGCCCATAATCGGCCATTTATTACTTGCTATTTATCCTCTTTAGAGTGATGTATATGAGTGGAGGTGATAGTTCATGACGAAAATAATACAAAAAGTGAACACCGTGAAGA